TAGCTTACCCCACACCCTCAACCGCTGATGTCACAGCACAGACTGATTCACATGATGTGCGCTCAGGTGCCGCTGAAACCGTAATCAAGGCTTATGTGTCAGCCAACATTGGTCCGACAGCACCAGCCACTAGAAAAATAACTGGACTGACAATCCAAACTGATAGCGCACTTGGGGGCACCGTATCAGCTAACGCCCGTTTTCAGACCTTACAGCAAACAGCCTACGGGCTGGCTCAGACTGGTGGTGTGGGCTATGCCCTAGAGCAACTTGGCACTGGCCTAGAGTTTCAGGTTTATGTTCCAACTGACAGAACCTCAACCATCAGAATGGACATGGACAATAACAAGCTTTCACGGGCGAACTATTCCTACTCATCCGCAAAGCTAACAAGAGCGATTATGGGTGGGGGCGGTGAAGCGGCAGATCGAGAATTTCTGGAAGTTACAACTACGGCATCTGAAGAAGCTGAAGAAGAATGGTCACGAAGGATCGAAGTTTTCAAAGATAGTCGCAACTCAGACAACACGGGGCAGCTTACTCAATCGGGTGAGGAGCTTTTGGTTGACGATGGAAAGACAATCGTGCAAATGTCAGTCACCCCGTCAGATGATTTCAGCATGCAATTTGGGCGTGATTGGTACCTTGGCGATAAGGTCACCGTTGTCATCAATGATCTGGAGGCAAGTGCCGTGGTGACAGAGGTTGGCATTTCAATTTCATTTGATGGTGTACGCCTGGGCGCAACGGTAGGGACACCAGTTGGCATAGAGTATGAAGCAAGGGTGTTGGCAAAGACACAGCAACTTGACCAGAGAGTCTCAAACCTAGAGCGGCAATAGCTCCACCCAATTCAGTTAGAACTAAATAAATTCAGGCAATTCAAGGGAGAAAATAAATGGCAGAGCAATCATTTCCATTTGAAAACATAGACACTACAGAGGCGCAGTTTTCTGAGTGGGCAACTAACTTTCAAGAGACTGGAGTTCAAGGCTCACCCACTGGCACAGAGCTTGGCATCACCGTCACAGGCTCAGACCTCAACCTAACGGTTGCGGCAGGTCAAGCTTTTATCCGAGGCCACTATTACATCAACACAAGTGACCTAGTTCTGGCAGTTACCTCAGCGGGCACTAACACCCGCATTGACATTGTGGTTGTTGAGCTAGACCCAGAGGCCAACACAATAGTCACAAAGCTTGTGCAGGGCGAAGCTGTTTCTGTCGATCCCGTAGCACCCACGCTTACGCAAAGCGCAACGGGTATCTACCAGCTCCCAATTGCCACGCTAACAATCCCAACCAGCACCGTAGTGATTACCTCGGGGATGCTGACAGACACTCGGACTTTCATGGGCAATCGAGTTGGTATCTGGACCACGGCAACCCGACCAGCTAATCCAACCGCTTATCAGACCCTTGGTTACAACACCACTATTGAAGCGCACGAATCTTGGAACGGCACAGCTTGGGTTGGATTCTTTGACCCGATAAGCACCGAGGGTGACTTGGTGGTTGGTGACGGAACTGGGCAAGCTTCACGCTTAGGCATAGGAACTGACGACCAAGTTTTGACCGTGGTTTCAGGCAGTCCTGAATGGGCAGACGGCGGCGCAGGTGGCAATTACTACAACATCACAGCGGCAGGGACTTACACAGTTGACTTAGCGGCGGGTTTGTATTCTGTTGCTTCCACTGGTGAAGTTACTGTCGGTGGGGTATCGGTAGATGGAAACTTAGGTTTGGTCAATTATGCAAGCACTATTACTTCAATAATCACTACTAATGGTGTCGACTGGACAACTCAAACATCAGGATTTGGGACTAATCGTATCTATGGCGTGACATACGGCGACGGGCTTTATGTTGCGGGTGGTTACCCTTATTCTTCACCAACTCTAGCCACTTCACCTGACGGGACTACTTGGACGACTCGGACATCAGGGCTGTCTAAGCGTATAATTGCCGTAACTTACGGCGATGGGTTGTATGTTGCTGTCGGTCAGGATGGGGGGATAACCACTTCACCTGACGGGACTACTTGGACTACTAGAACATCAGGGTTTGGGTCTAGTCCTATCTATGGCGTGACTTACGGCGATGGGCTTTATGTTGCAGTGGGTGACTATGGAAAGCTCACCACCTCAACTGATGGAACGACTTGGACTACTAGAACATCAGGGTTTGGGTCTAGTCCTATCTATGGCGTGACTTACGGCGATGGGCTTTATGTTGCGGGTGGTCGATATGGAAAACTGACCACCTCAACTGACGGCACTACTTGGACTACTAGAACATCAGGGTTTGGGTCTACTACTATCAGTGGCGTGACTTACGGCGATGGGCTTTATGTTGCTGTCGGTGGTTCTGGAAAGCTTACAACTTCGCCTGACGGCACTACTTGGACTACTAGAACATCAGGGTTTGGGTCTAGTGGTATAAATGGCGTGACTTACGGCGATGGGCTTTATGTTGCTGTCGGTGGTTCTGGAAAGCTTACAACTTCGCCTGACGGCACTACTTGGACAACTCGGACATCTGGCTTTCAGACTAGTGGTATAAATGGCGTGACATTCGGCGATGGACTGTATGTTGCTGTCGGTGAGTGGGGAAAGCTTACCACCTCAACTGATGGCATTGGGTATTTATCCCTAGAACTCAAGACCCCCGTTACAACACTGTCCTAAAAGAAAAGAGAAAACAATGACTCGCTACACTTTTGAAATTGACACCGATAACGCAATCAGAATTTGGGACAGCGAAAACCCAAGCGATAGCGGCGCACCTTTTATGTTTCAGCCTGACTTTCCAGATACAACCCCTTGGGCAGATGCGGCTCAGGCAACCGATTGGGCTGAAGTGTTTATCGCTTCACTGGTAGACCCTGAAAGTGAATTTGTGGCAGGAAACTCACCTGATACTCACCCGGCAATTCGCCCAGAACCAGAACCAGAAATCGCACCTGAGTAATGGAAACCCCAGAACCTCACGCTAGGGTCACGCTCCAAATGCTCTATTCAAAGCAACTGGAAAACGAACGCCTACTAATAGAACTCACAGCCAAACTTGGCTACTTGGACACGGTTCCTGAGCGGGTTGCCCAGCTAGAAATTCAGCAAGCGAAATCAGCTTGGATTGAAAAGATAGCTTGGGCCGCTTTGGTCGGTGCAGTGCTGGGAATTGTCAACCAACTGACGGGAACACTATGAACAAATACAAGCCAAAGAAACGGAAAGGCTAATGACTAAAAAGAAAAACACACCCAATGCTGAGTTCAGGGATTGGGATTTTGTGCCCGCTGATGAATTTTTGCCGCCGCAAAAAGCACCTACCCACATCATGGCTGAGCGTGAAAACATTCTGACGGTTGCCCAGCTACACCTCCCAGAGGGGATGACCAGGCACGAATACGCCCTCCAGCTGATGAAGCTCAACACTTCATTTGAAGTGGGCAGGACCATCAACCTTGTCTAGGTGGCAGCACCCATTCCCCGAGAGCACGATCACCAGCCGCTTTGGCGTGACCGTCAGGCGCACTAACCCGCACAGGGGAACTGACTACGCACCTGGAGCTAATGCGCTTATTCCAGCCGTCACTGACGGGGAGTGCGTGGCTGTCCAGTGGTCTGATGTTCTTGGCTGGGTGATGATTCAGGCGGCATCAACTGGGATTCATTACATTGGTTATTGTCACCTGTCTTGCAACGCTCACGGCATAAATTGTCAGGGGCCCTCAAAGCACACTGATGGCTCAACTTGTATGGTCAGACTGGCCCCAGGTCACATGCTAAAAAAGGGTGACCCAGCTGGAAGATGTGGAAACACAGGATCGGCAAGCCGTGGCGCACATTTGCACATCACGCTGAGCACATCCCTCAAGGGTGTGTTTTATGGCAAGGTGTATGACATAGCCAAGTTCATCAACAAACAACTGAAAAAGAAACCAGAGGTGTGCAAGTGTTGCAAAAGGCCGCTATAAAACGCATAGCAAAGACCGCCCTAGACGGGTTGTTTTTCCTAGGTGGTGAGTCCAAGACCGAAACCGATAACTGGAAGTTCAGACGGCGGCTAATTTACGGCGCTTACAGACTGGCAGTTGCAATAATTTTGTTTGGGGCTCTGACCTTTTTCTGGGACACAGGCGTGAGTAATAACCTGGTCACTGGCGGCATAGCTTTGCTGACAATAATTGTGACCGCCTACACAGCCTCAGCAACCTTTGAGGACATCAAGAGAAATAACAGACAGGACCTAGAACCATGAAGATTTTGACCCTAGAATTTTGGAGCTACGCTGGCGAGAGAGCCATCAAGACATTTGCACAGGCGGCCATTGCGGCCCTTGGAGCTGGAAGTGTTGGCCTCTTTAGCATTGACTACGCTGGACTGATCAGCGTTTCAGCCGGTGCCGCTTTGCTATCAGTGCTAACATCAATCGTGGCTAAATCCGAAGCCTAAATAATTAACACCCCATCACCGTGTAATGGCGTGGTGGGGTTGTCTCTTACCCCAACAAAAAAGACCCCTAGCCAATCGCTGGGGGTCTTTTTTTTGTGCCTAAATTATAGTTTCCTTTTCAGCTTCACACGCTCTCTGTGTGTTAGCCCACCCCAGAGCCCGTGGGCCTCATTGTTGGCAATGGCATACTCAAGGCAAAGCGCCTGGACAGGACACCTATTGCAAAGTTTCCTAGCCACGGTGTAGCTGGGTCCCATCCCTGGAGTCTCAGTTGGAAACCATGCATCAGGGTCACTGTCACGGCACCCAGGAATAACCTTAGATTCTTCAATCGTTTCATTTAGTTTGTTCCAAAGGTCCCTAGCCTCACGGGTCTCAAACATTCCAGCACCCTGGGCACATCTGGTGCTCTGAGCGGCTAATGCTCCAGCCGTATTTCCAGCCAAGCTTCATCACCTCTGACATGCTCATAGGGATTTGTGTGGTTTGCTCCGTGAACATAGTGTGACACTTGGAACAGTTCATGTCCCAGATGCCCACATCATTTAGTTTTATCAATGTCTTACCTTTCGTGTATGGTGAAATCATTACACATTGAAAGGACAACATGCAAATCCAAACAGCAAAGCACTTGGGAACATTTGACAGCTCCCAACCAGAGTGGCACGAACTACGAAAGGGCAAGGTGGGCGGGTCCCTAGTTGGCACCATAGCGGGGCTAAATAAGTGGGAGTCACCCTATACGGCTTGGGCAAAGTTCTCAGGGCACATTCCTGATCATGTACCAGACAGCCCACCAATGGAATGGGGCCGCAGACTTGAGGGCGTTGTGCTGGACAAGTTCGAAGATGAACACCCAGATCTAACCATCCAGCGAGATGTTGGGACCTGGCAAAGCCTTGAGCACTCATTCCAGATTGCCAATGTTGACGGGCTGGCACAGGAAACTGACGGCACCCTCAGCGTGGTGGAAATCAAGACCGCAAAATACCCAGATGATTGGGCTGATGGTGTGCCTAGTTATTACCTCACGCAGGTCCAGTGGTACATGAGCACCCTCGGTCTGAAAAAGGCTTATGTGGCTGTTCTTATCGGCGGGTCTGACTATCGTGAGTTTGAGGTCAAGGCTGATGTGTTCCAGCAATCGGCAGACATGATGATGGTGGAGCAATTCCTGGAGTGTGTTGATGAAAACACAGCACCAGATTGGGATGGTTCAACCAGCACCTATGAAAGCGTGAGGCGGATGAACCCAAACATTCAGGATTCACAGGTTGAGTTAGGTGATGTTGGTGTTGATCTGG